AAAAAACGTTTTCGACCAGACAAATTGCTCAACCGAGATGATTATTGTGATCCGGTTAAAGAGGCAATCTATCACGCACTGCAACCACTAGATGAGGTCGCAATTGCGATGGAAGAAAAATGGGGTGTGGACAGGTTAGTTAAATTAGTGTCGCCAGATACAGCAGCAAAGTTTGGTCGGGCCAAAGCAAAACTGGATGTAGCACTTGATGCGAACGACGAGGCGAAGTGCGTGCATCAGATTTCAGTTATGATTAAAGGCTGGATTTTTCTCGACAAGGAAGCAGTGGAAAACGGGCACAAGCCCATTTCTCCACAAGCGGCTGTGTGGAGAAATGATGACGGCCAAGCTTATGCGTTTGTCAAAGATTCATCAGAGGCAATCAAGTATGCAAAGCAGAACCCGAATGTTGTTGTTTGGACATTGCCCGAAGTCGCACGCCTTGGAGAATTTTTCAACGAGCAAACAAAGAATCTTGGCAACGAAGTGAAGACCATTTTTCCCGGTGCAACAGTGAGGGTTTCAACTGATGATCGCCTTGACGATGAAATACCATTTTGACGGTCGATTTTTCTCAGAGGAAGAATTTTACGAAATGGCAATGGAGGCCGCGCGTACAATTGTTCGATTACCTTCGCAGAAAATTGGTGGGTACAAGCCTGCTTGGCCGGAATACCTGCCAGATTTGATGGGCTATGGGTATAACGCTGAGTATGTGCGAAAGATGCCTCCGACAAGTAAAGAGATTGATAGGTTAGATGGTTTTATCGACATCATGTGGAAGTCTCAGCCAGTAGACGTGCGCATTGTCATGGCTGTTGCCTTCTCCGCTCAGAAAAATGGCTGGCCGAAATCACGCGGGCCAGCCTGGACGAAGGTTGGTAGGGTGGTTGGTCTTAGTAAGGATGCCCTTAAAACGCGTTTTAATGCGTCACTAGAGCGTTTGCGCGTCGTTGCTATGTCCATGTAGCCTAAAATTTTTAACGCGACTCAGTGATTCTTAAAACGCGTTTAAAGGTTAGTCGATTTTTCAATCTCCGCACTACTGTAATTTTAACTATGTCGGCGTCCTTCACTATAAGCAGAATAGCCATCCATACGGCGCTCGTGTTCCATGCGTTGCGTGATGCGTGGCCCGACGCTCTCAGTGTTGCGGTAGATTGCTTTAGATCTCTTGACCTCAAGCGTAATAGCTTTGCTCCACTTTTGGAACGCTTTAGAGTTATCGCCACGAAATTTTACGTCGTACTTGTCGCAATATCGTCGTAGCCAAGCTATACGCTTTTTCCACGATAGCGTGGTGGATCGGCTCAAGCTGCTCTTGCCGAACTCCAGCATAATTCTAGCTGGCCGGTCATAGTGCAGCGACGACAGCAAATGGTTATAGGCGGTACACCAATCGTCATCGTGACGACCGTTAATTTCGTTTGAAGGTGAACGATCCCACCAAAAAATCCGCTTGTTTTTAATGATGTTTAAACACGTTTCAATTTTTGGATCTAACATTCGTCTTTCCCTCTTCAAATAATGTCAAATGCTATGCCGTGATATTTGCAATAGCCAACCGCTTGATAGAGAACACTGCTTGGCGTGTGTTCTTCAATTATTTTGGCTGTGACGCCATTTATCCCGAAAGAAATATTGAGCCAATACCCAGGTTCGAGAGCGTCGTCACCATTGGCACTGTGCCACGACCACGTATCTGGGAATTTTTCGCCCTCAACTGTTTGCGTTGGCGAAAATGATGCGAACTCGCCGCCAATGCTGCTAAAATAAGAAATAGCAGATAGCAGCTTGTCATTAACCTCAATTTTTTCCATTTTTCAATCTCCGCACTGCTGTTCAATGTCGAGAACAATCTGATTTATCCAAACAACAATCGCATCGTCTCCTTGGTCGATG